TCTCCCGGCGATACCTGAGGGACCACAAGAACCCGTAATCAATTCCATACTCACGCTCGATCTGGCGCATGGCATTCTCAATGTCACCAGGCCCCCGAGACTTCATCCGGGTCAGGTCTTTCGACCACACGGCGGCCTGATCCAAATACGCGGTGTCAGACATTTTCGAACTCCGTAAATACTTTTTGCGCACCTGCAAAACCCTTCATGGCTAGATGTTCAGGCCATGAAGACACACGACAACGACAACCTACCCTTACTCGTTAGGCATCCCCGCCTAGCCAAAGCTCATGAACGCGACTGCAATCGCGAGCGGAGCCCCGAAAGTAACCGTGAGAAGAACAGCGAAGAGGACACAGGCCGCGAACTCGCGCTCATCAATTTCAGAATTGAGGCGCTGAACTGGATTGAGTTCTACCTGTCGAAGAAAAGGACCATCGCGAACGACGGCCAAGTTTTGCCGGACGCAGGGAGGAGTGGCGCCAGCAGAAGGAATTAGATCGGAGCGCGTGCCCCCTGCTCCGTAGTGGAGGCCCGGCCTGTGGTTGTCCCCCGACGCAGGCCGGGTCGTTCCCCAATGGCTCATCACTCACCCCCAAAGCGAATGACAGAGCCGAGGAAGATGCCGAGCGGCAGGGCGAGAGCCGTCCAAACCAGCAAAAAGATGATTATCGTCATGCTGCCCGCCCCTCTGAGCCAGTAGCTTTCATTCCCCAAAGCGACGGCGGCGCGGTCTTGCCCTTTGCCAGAAGGGCTCCCGTGATTGCCACGTAGGTATTCGAAGGGAAAACACCCGCCTTACGCCAGTTCCAGACGGCCTTAGCCTTGCTACTCGTGATCTCGGCAACTGCCAGGTTGCCGCCAAGAGCGTCCATCACTTCTGCGGTGGTTGAAAGCATTTCCATCCCCCGGATAATATCCAAGGAATTTGGATTTGCAAGAACCAAAAGACTTTCATAGGAAAAAAATTTGGATACGGCGATCATCTGTTCCCATGAGGAACATTCGACCAGAGTCCAATGAGGCGGTATCAGAACGCCTCAAGCTGCTTCGCGCAGTGGTGTCTGGCGGGAATCAAGCCGCCTTCGCCGCCAAGCTCGGCATCGAGTATCGGCGCTGGAACAATTTCGAGCGCGCCACCCCTCTTTCAAAAGAGGTGGCGTTCCTCATCGTCAAAAAGTTCCCGAACGTCACCCTGGATTGGCTGTGGCTCGGGAAGACTGACGGCCTGTCAGTGGCCTTTCAGCGCGAATTAGAAGCCGTTGGAAACGCTATGACAGCCTCGGAGCGGTCCAAGGCCCGCGCCGGTTGAGGCGATCTCAGGAAACTTTCCACAAGGCTCATCGTCAATCTGAGGACCTCTAACGCGTCGTTAGGGTCTTCAGGTAATTGTGCGGCTATCTGAATAGCTTGCCGCCTCAGCCAACTTTCCGGCATTCCCAACCACCCCGCAGCATTGCAAGGCAGCGTTTACGCTGCTTGTTCTTATATTGTTCTTACCCCAAATCACGCGGGCTGTACAGTATCTTTTCTGAATTTCAGAAAGCGCCCCTAGGAACGAATCATAACATATGTGTGACAACCGGCGCACCCGGTTAACTACGTAGGCGTGTGGCGTATCCAAATTTTTTTGAAAATAGTTCTTGCACTTCCAAATTTCTTGGATATGATTGCTTCCATCCTCGGGGAGCAAATCACATGGCCATAGAGCGCATCACTCTTCAGCAAGAGCTGCTTCTAAAGACCAAGGGCGACCTGATCGCCGCTTATGACCGGATTGAGGAACTGCAGTCCGCAATGAAGGGCCTGCTTGGGCTGGTCTCTGTGGTGTCGCGTCACCCCGGCTTTCCTCAGAGCCTGCAGGAATCCCTCGTCTCTTCAGAAGCCGTTCAACATGCCAGGGAGTTGGTTGGATGACCCGCACCATCGAAATCGCAGCGATAGCCGCCAAGGTTTGGGATCAGGACGAACACTCGGATGCCGACCTTCGGTTCCTTGAAGATCTGACCGTGATCGATCGCTGGTGCTCCAGAGAGCTTTCGCAGTCGAACATCCTGTTCGGCGCGACATCTGACCAGCATCAGATAACGAAGAACGCGGTCTCCAATATCCGGGAGCAGCGCTACGTCGAGGCGCTGAGCCGGTATCAGGTTGGCGAAGTCGTCTATGCGGAAGCAGCGGAGTAACGGCGATGTATCTCGTCACCTTCGAAGACGAAGACGGCATGTGGTTCGATGATCCTATCGGATGCGACACGCTCCCCGAGGCCCGCACTCACATGAATAACGCGAAGGTCAAGGGTGCAGCCGTCGTGTGTATCTATGAATGCCGTCAAGTCGATTACCGCGAAATGGATGCCGAATGAAGCGCCGCCCCAAGCTTTACGTCATCCAAGGCGGGAAACGTGATGATCCCCCGCCCTTCCTGATCTTCAACCCGTTTCTCTTTTGGTTTTGGTGGCTGAAATGAACGATCTCATGGTGCCTGATGCGCGCGAGGACAAGCTTCCCTCTTGGGTTCGCAGCACATTGCTGGAGCTTCGCAACAAGATTTCGGATCAAGAAGCGACCTTGGCCATTGCTCGCGAAGAGGCGCGCAAACTTGGTTGCACCGGCAAGGTGGTGGCTGAGGGCCTAATCCGCAAAGCGTTTCCATTGCATGACCGGGCGCTCGTCACGTTCACCCTACCGAACGGAAAGGTTGATGTGATGCTTCGCGATAACGGAACGCGGCTGGACCTCAACACCGCAGGGCCGATGCTGGTTTTGCCGCAAGCGTCCAACTCGATCCACATTCAAATAGGTGATCGATGAACGCTCACGACGAAGCCGCTCTAGCGGTCTGGCAGCAACTCCGCGAGGCCGGACTTACCCCGGAAGAGCGCATCCAGAACCTAGATGACCAGATCAGAATAGACGGGCTGTTGCGCGAGTTCTTCGCGGGCGTCCGGGCAGACGAGTACGAACACCAGTTGCGTTTAGTGAGTGAGGAAATGTCATGCGTGATTACTGGATCGCAATCGCAATCACTTTCATCGGCAGTTTCATAATCGGAGTATTGATCTAATGGCACAGACACTCGAAAAGGTTTCCATCCTCCCGGCGCGCGAAGAGCCGTCGATGGCTTTGACGCCGATGGATATGCTTGGCCGGGCTGTGACTGCCGGCGCCGACATTGACGTTCTTGAGAAGCTGATGGCCTTGCAGGAACGGTACGAGGCCAGCCAGGCGCGCAAGGCATTCGATAATGCGCTTGCGGCGGCGAAGGCCGAGATCCCCGTCATCTTCAAGAACCGCACCGTTGACTTCACCTCACAGAAGGGGCGGACGCACTACAAGCATGAGGACTTGGCCGAGATCGCCCGCACGGTAACGCCGATACTTGCCGCGCATGGCCTCTCCTACCGCTTCCGCACCACATCCGTTCCGAATGAACCGGTCACTGTGACGTGCATCGTATCACACAAGGACGGCCACTACGAGGAAAACACGCTTTCCGCCGGCCGCGACGAGAGCGGCAACAAGAACAGCATCCAGGCTGTGGGGTCTACGCTGACTTACTTGCAGCGGATGACGTTGAAGGCCGCGCTCGGTCTTGCTGCATCGGAAGATGATGACGGCGGCAACGCCGACCTTGAGGGCGGGCTTGTCTCAGAGGCGCAACTCATTGAGCTGGAATCCCTCGCCGCCGAAGTGAAGGCGGACAAGGCAAGGTTCTGCAATTACTTCGGAGTGCCGAGCCTCGCCGCCATCAAGTTCAAGGACTTCCAGCGCGCCAAGGATGCGCTTAACGCCAAGAGGAAGCGCGGATGACCGATATCGTTCAGGGCTCGCCAGAGTGGCATCAGTTGCGGCTAGGCAAGGTCACGGCCTCGCGGGTTGCTGATGTCGTGGCAAGGACCAAGACCGGCCCCTCCGCTTCCCGCACGAACTACATGGCCGAACTGATCGCGGAGCGACTGTCCGGCGAGCCTTCGGAAAAGTTCACGAACGCCGCGATGCAATGGGGCACCGACATGGAGCCCCAAGCCCGCGCCGCCTACGAGTTCCGAACCGATGCGCAGGTTACGCAAGTCGGTTTCGTTGTTCACCCCAAGATCGACCAGGCTGGTGCCAGCCCCGATGGCTTGGTCGATGAAGACGGCCTGATCGAGATCAAATGCCCAAACACGGCGACGCATTTGGAGACGCTGCTCGGTCAGGCCGCCCCCGCCAAGTACGAAACGCAGATGCAATGGCAGATGGCTTGCACGGGCCGGAAGTGGTGCGACTTCGTTTCTTATGACCCGCGCCTGCCCGAGAACATGCGCCTGTTCATCAAGCGAGTTGAGCGCGACGACAAGCGCATCAAAGAACTCGAAACAGAGGTTGCCGGCTTCCTCCTAGAGATTGCCGTCAAGCTTTCTGAACTCAACAGCCTATATGGGCTTGAAATGGAGGCAGCATAATGGCTGGCAGCGTCAACAAGGTAATCTTGGTCGGCAACGTAGGGAAAGACCCTGAGATCCGCCGCACGCAAGACGGCAAGGCAATCGCCAATCTGTCCATCGCGACCTCTGAAACATGGCGCGACAAGTCATCCGGCGAGCGCAAGGAAAAGACGGAATGGCATCGCGTGGTCGTGTTCAACGAGGGCCTTTGCAAGGTTGCTGAGCAGTATCTGAAGAAGGGCGCAAAGGTTTACGTCGAAGGCCAGCTCCAAACCCGTAAATGGACTGACCAGAACGGAGCCGACAAATATTCGACTGAAGTCGTGCTGCAGGCGTTCAACGGCGTTCTTGTGATGCTGGATAAGCCCGAACAGGTATCGACCGGCAAGCATTCGTACCAGCCCGGCGGCGATGTCGCGCGCGAAGAGGACCAAGAGGTGCCGTTTTGAGCGACAACCGCCCTTGGTCGGAACAGTTTCGCATCGTTGCGAAGAAGTGGGTAGACGCCGAAGCCGCGGCATCGCTGCTTGAGGACACCAAGAGCGCTGTTCTTGCCGAGAAGATGGCCGCGTTGGGCGAAATGCCGGTTTCCAAGGCAGAGATGACCGTCAAGGCGTCGGCAGAATGGCGCAACGAACTGCAGGCGATAGCAACCACTCGCCAGGCCGCCAACCGCCTCAAGGTTCAGATGGAATACATCCGCATGAAGTTCATGGAATGGCAGAGCGAGAACGCCACCAAGCGCGCGGAGATGCGCCTGTGACTCTCCGTCAACGTCAGCCCCGCGAGAAGGACAACAAGCACCTGGACTACATCAGGTCGTTGCCCTGCTGCATCTGCGGAGACGACACCGCAACCGAGGCTGCGCACATCCGCTCGGCCTCGATTGAGAACGGAAAGCTTCATACCGGCATGGCGGAAAAGCCGT